TCAGTTCCAAATGCGGCACGAAGATCCCAATACCTCGCACCATAGCATTCATTCAGGGAATCAGTGTCTGTGGGAATGGTGAAAGTTTCGTCTGGGGTATCGGTTCCTGCTCCTGCTCCCGCTCCAGCTCCAGCTGGGTCTTCCTCACCACCCATCATCATAGCTGAACTGGAAGAACAGCATACTATCAAAAGACCAACACCTGCGAGCATAGGTACGACAGACATTCTTTATTATATGTACAGATTTTTACTCATACGCTGACTGTTTCAACGTATCAATAATGATTTACTGATGACCTGGTAAAACCTATTTAGATACCACGGACAACCTGGAGAGAGATGGAAAGAATGAACGCGTCGAGAAGGCTGGAGATGGGCTTGAGCACAGAGATGTGCTTGGAAAGCGAACGGTTCCAGACAAGACGGAGGATGAAAGTACTGATGAGAACGTTAAGAGCGAAGATGAGAAGCTCGGTAATCATCTCGGAGCGAGACTTGGCGTGAGTGACCTCGTGAAGCATTTTATTACATACTGATATTTTTTTCTAGGCCAATTACAAATGAAAGCCCTTCCCCTGAGTGGTTCGGAAAATAAGTTTACGAACAGGAGGTGGTCGACACCGAAGGGTATTGGGAATAATAATTGTTATGCCTATGCCGTGGGTGACTACGAGGCATACAGGTGGCAAAAATCAATACCGGGTGACCGTTCAGGACTTTCTAATGGTAATCACACTTACACCCATTGTACTGGACTTCCTAAACGCGTTATTTCCGATAATCCTAAGAAGGTGTACAAAGCGGGTGCAAATGAAAAATGTAAAAAAGGTTATTTCAAGGTTATGATGTTTGTTTCTCCTGGGAGACCGATGAACTACATTCGACAAGGGGATTTTCACTTTTACAAACAGCATGGGGTGGTTGAATATAAAATCAAACCTGGAGATACTATCAAAGCTGTAGCCAAATTCTTTAAAGTTCCCGAATCACGAGTAAAGAGGGGTGGTCAGTTTAAGGTGGGTAAACGTGTAATTTTTAAGGCTAACGTTTTCAGTCACAAGCGGGGCTGGGCGACTGGCCCACTTCTCACTGATGCTAAAGGTAAAGCCATCACTGACCCTCGTACAGCTTCGAGGGACTACCCAGGTTTAAACTACGAGAAATACTGTAGTTCATTCTGTGTCAAGGATACTGGAATCAAAGTCGGTAAGACTCATCCCAAGATCCGCTAATATACTTTCAACGTCTTCTTGTTGATCCACATCAAAATTAATGTCAAATAAATCTAAAACGTCAAATATAGACCCCTCATTCAAGGACACAGAATTAGCCGTTGCTGTGTAATTGTTTTGTATAGTGACTGTAATTTTAAATTGTGAAGCATCGAAAACTTTCCTGCATGTTGGACACGTATTCTTACCTTGATTTTTCCATTCCTGTAGACAGTGGGAATGAAACATATGTCCGCATCGAAGTGGAGGGTTTATTCTCGTACACTTGACTTCACCGAGACATATGGCACATGTTGACATTCTACAAGATGGTATTAAAGTTTTTTCGTGGATTTAGCTCAGTTAGTAAATACCGGGCATTTTGAGAAGAGGTTTATCACAGGTGTTGCAAGGACCCTTACCCTGCTCCGCCTCTTGGATCTTAGTGACGAGCTGGGGTCCCTGCTTCTGGAGAAGCTGGCGGTAAGAATAGTTGTCCTCGAAAGAAATTCCATTTTGCTTCATGACATAGTTGTTGAAGAGCTGGGCTGACGAGTTTATGGTGAAACACCGACCATCGGCCATACCGAGTCGCTGCGACATATTGTTATTATACACCTAGAATTTAAATCTTGTAAATGGGATTATATACTTCACAGAGGATCGCAGTATTCCCAACGCTTTTCGGGGTCCGTCGTGTAGCACCAGATGGTGTCTTCGCCATCAGGGTTGCGGCAGTAGTTGTGGCCCGCGGAGCCCTTCGCTTCGTCTTTTCGTGTGTGCTCATGAGGAGTCTGTGAGTCCCATGACTGACACGTCTTACCGGAGCGGGTCTGCGCCTGGCAACCACGGTAACCTTCATCTTTTTCTCCACTCAGAGTCTCGTCACATGAGTCATCAGCTCCCGCCCCCGCTCCTGTGTCTGGGATCGGGGTTGGGGTTTCCTCACCACCCATCATTAGGGCAGCTACACTAGAACTGGAACAACATACCATCATAAGGCCGACACCGACTAACATGGGCATGGCAGCCATTTTGTTTTATTGATATACACTTAGAATTTTATTTGTCTATTGGTAACTGTTCTCATCCAAGAATTGAATCCCTTCTCCCTTAGCACTTTGATGAATGGTTCACATTTGTATCCCAAATAAATATCAAATACGTCGGTTTCTTCTGTATGTGATACCCTGATTTCGGGTTTCTCGTTTATATGGTTGTTGATGATGTTGTAGGCAAACGCAATCTCCTTGAGGGTCTCCGCCCCTGTGATGATAATCTTACCGGTACTGAAGATACTGCATGTAATTTCCTTCATATCCTCTGAAGGTTTGAACTTGATCTTCACGGCGGAATACCTGTCTGGTTCAAAAGAAACCTTGAAAATATCGTCGTACTCCTCGAACCAATTCGAGACGAGATGGAGGTTGATGTTGTAGTTGAGGCTGAAGTTGGAGTTTATCATGACCACACGGAATGAATCCAACGGAACTTCAATTTTCAAACCCAAAAAGGTTTTGAAAATATGAACGAGTTGTGTGATGATACGTTTGCAATCGAAAAGATCACAGCATCCAGCCACTTGGATCGAACCGTTAGGAAATACCTTGACAGACTTGGTGCTGTACGTGTCATGATACGTGAGAGTAACCTGGTTGTAAAACGTTGTAGGTTTGAGTTTCCACTCGAAACCCTCCGTTTTCGTACCCGAACGTCTCATTTTATACGAACCAATTTCTTCGAATAAACCTCGAAGTCGCTTTATATCAATATCCTGGATAAAGCTTGATACCATGGTGATAGTCGTAATCTTTACCCATGAGGGTCGGGTCTCATCGGGGAGAGTTTTTCGTATCTCATCGAGAGTGAGGAGATACGAAAAACTATTATTTGCAATAGTTGAATACATTTTTGGACATACTTTTTACATTGTGGGTGGCTCACTTAGGTGTTTAAAGATGAGACTCTCCATTTAAGTACATGACGTCATTCCTTAAATCTGCAAAGCATGTTTTTGATGTGGAGTCTGATCTCTCCTATGTTGAGATTGTCTATGAACGGTAAATAAGGAATAAGGTACATTCGAGCTTCACAGATTACCTCAATACAGAACCTTTCGCTGATTGGGTATCATTAGAGTCAAATAATCACTCAATTGTTTACGAGAAGTTTCTTGATACAATGGTTAAGAAGACTCTAGAGGTGAGACAACGTATGGCTGAATTGTCACTCGAAAGTTTCTTAACTTACGACCAGGATATTCGTAAGTACGTACGTGTCGCCCACGCAGTTAAGATTCTAGATCCAACATTCCAGCCACCTCGTATTAATATGGAGAGTGCTTGGCAAGTGGAGTTTATTAAAAAGTTTTGTAAGAAATCAGTGATAGATGCAATTCAAGAATGTAAAAAGAAGTCACGTCTCAAGTATTTCTTCAACGTACTAAAATTAATAGAATTAGAGCAATAAGAACCGCGATAAGAATCCATCGCCAAGGTGTTTTCCTATTGGAAACACCAACCTTAACTTTCTTCGGTTTCCCACACCCTAAACCATAATCGATGTTGCGTCGTGGATGGAGCGTTTTGTCCATTTGACACGGTTGTCTCTCATCTTCACAAAGTCCTGTATCACAAAAAACACTCTTTGTAGGTTCGAAAATACCCTTACCCGGGGTAATTTCTTCAAAATCTTGAAAATTCCCCGTCTGTCTCACACCTCCTGGAAGGGAGAAATCGTGTTGGACAAATGGGTTGATGTCATCAATGGCAGCTTCATCGTTAAGCATAAACTCACTCATTATTGTTATTACTTCAGATTATATTTCTTATCCACCATCTTAATTTTATGTTCATCCCACATCTTGTCCAGATCGACATTTAGCATATGTGCCAGTTGAAAAAGGTATGAAAATACATCACCCATTTCCATCATAACATCCGTCCCTCTTTCCTTTTTTAGATTTGTCTTCTTGTATGTTTTCTTATACTGGCGAATGGCTGAAGTCCTC